AGACCCATCGATTGTTGCGGTGCCGCCGGGAGTAACTGTAAGCGCGCCACCGCCGCTGTTCTTCGCAACGATGAACCAGCTGGTGTACACCACAGACGGATCTGGCAGCGTCAGTGTGCCGGTGCCGCTTCCGGTCCAGTTCTGCACGACGCCAATGTCAGGATTCCCAGCAGTGTAATTGACCAACAAATTCGATACCGGCATCGTCTGCGACAGAGCTGCGCCGATTGCGATCAGGCCGGTACCAGCCAAGCCGGATGCTTGAGCCGCAGACACCGATGCGCCGTACTGGAACGACCTCCATGTGCCGGCCGTTGTCGAGTTGTCAGCGAGATACGCTTGCCACACCGTACCACTGGTTGAGCTGATGATCTGCGTGCCGCCAGCATTTCTCACCGTAAACGTGTTCGCGCCGATGTTGTTGAACAGCACAGTAATGCCGGGTGCCGCCGCATTTGCCGCCGGCATTGTGATGACACAACCTACGCCAGTGGCGTTGACATCGATCACGCTAGTAACGAAGTTAGACGAAGCAGATGCCTCTGTCGGCCAATTCAGCGTTACGTTGGCAGCAAGAGTGATCTCGCTGTACGTGATTTCGCTCGGATATATGTTGGCCCCGCCGAACTGATCCGTCCACTCCGTCATGCTTCAATCCTCACTGCTGTCCGGTCGAGAATCTTCTGTAGATCCTGACCGCTGGTTGCTTGTGCGAAACGGTCGTACATTGACTGCCATGTTGCGATGCGCTCGTCGTTTTTAAGGAAAGGAGTGGCTTCCAGTAGGCATGCGTACAGCAGCAGATTTGGCGCGTAGTTCGTCAGCCAGTTCTGCTGGTTCGCATCGTCAAGAGGTTGTGGCAGCTCGTAGTACAAGACCTCAAGGGTCTGAACCGTGGCCGGCGTCGGCGCAATCAGCCAGTGCTGGTAGTCGTAGTCGGTATAGAACTCAACCGGGCCTGTGACTGCGGAGTCTGGCCAGTAGTTCTTCACGTACTCGTAGGACCGGGCAAAGATGGGCGACCCAGCGACAGACATGCTGATCGTGTCGCGCCAGCGGTCTGGTTTCAGCAGGGTCGAGACCCCAACCTGAAGAGGCGTTGAGACCGTGCGCTGAAATCCTTGAACCTTCAGCTCGGTGGCACAACGACGCTCGCCAAGAGCAACAAGTCTCGGCAACTGGTCGTAGACGGTGGGGTCGCTCTCTTCTGTAAAGCCGCGCTCCAGATATCGGCGCAGGTCTTCCAGCAAGGAGGAGTATTGCATCACGTAAGCCGTACAGCACCTCACTATGGCAACAAGCCAACGAAAGGATGCTGATTCAGCGTCCGCAATTAAACGAATCTTACCACACAAGCTTCACAAGTCATCATGACTCTGGCACAACTACGACAAAAACAGCGCCTGCTCTTCCAGCCGGCGCCGGGTCAGTCCCGGTAATATCCTGCCCCCGCTTTTGTTCCACTTCACAAACTCGTCTGCCGCGCCTTGGACATCGCCACGGTTGTACTTCATGCGCAGAGTACTAGACTGCAAAGCTCCGAGACCCAAGTTGAAACTGAAGGAAACCAAGGCATCGAAGTGTGATTGACGAGTAAAAGTATCAGGGCACAGTCTAAGTACACCGCTCTCAAACCTAAGCAAATCTGAGCGAAAAATTGCATCTACCCCTCCGATGCTCCATAACTTGTCGTGTTCAGGTTTCAGCGGTAGCGCCATGCGTTCTGGCATCTTCATTGCCGCTTGTTCTGGGTAAAGCACATGCCCTACACCCACCGTCCATAACCCAGCAGGGCATCGGTAGGGCTTTGATCTTACGCCTTCGTGATGCTTAATCATCTCCACGCAAGCATCAGAGACTTTCATTTTTTGAACGCTTGGCTACCAAAGTGGAAGGCTACAATGGAACTCCAGATGATCTGAGTTTCTTGATCCCAGAGAAGTGCCATCGCATCGGCAAAGGCTACCCCTGTCTGAATGGCATAGTAGAAGCCAAATCCGTCTACAGCACACAGCAACAGGAACATCCCGTAGGTAATCAGAGGCCGGACTAATGCGCGTAGGTTAACGACCCAAGTCGATGCCCCTTTGCCAATTTCAATGTCGTGGGCAAGCAGAGCTACTTTTTCGCTGATCGCTGCTTGGACAAAGGTGGCCTCGTTCTTGATTTCTTCTATTCTAGCTTGGGCGATAAAGCCACGCTCTGCCATGAGCAGTTCACGCTCGGCTTGTTGAGCCATCATTTTAAGCTCGTGACCTTTGTCTTTGCTGTCCTGAAAGTAATCCAGCAGCTTGGGCAGGCCACCGGCCAGAAACGAAATAACTGTAGAGAGTAGAGTCAGCATTATTTAACCTTTTCAAATAGCCACATGGTTACTGCAACAGGTACTGCAAAAATAATTACAATCAAGACCACCGCGATTGCATTTTGTATGGCTTTGGCCCTGCGCCTACGCTGAAGCATGGCAGTGCGTTCCCTGCCTTCCGTGATCTGCCTACGCTCGGTCATCATCTCGCGGTAAGAATCAACACCAAAACGCAACACGATTAGCTCGCGCAGTTCGCGTTCTTGCTGTTCAATCTTTTTCCTGCGCATAAGGTTCTCCATCGCCTGCTGCTCAACGGAACCCTTGTGTAACAGCTTCTTGAAAAGTGGAGGATCACGGGATTCCTCTTCATGCTGCTTTAAATCCGCACACGCCCCGAACCACGTTCCCAGCTGCGAGCCTACGTCCTCAATCTCGCGGCCAGTTTCAACCGCCCGTTTGAGGAAGTTGAAAGCCGCCGAGGCAGTGGCAAACGCTGTGATCGGGTCAAGCACAACATCATTCCGCCTTCATCGTCGTAATATCGTCACCCTTGCGTACAGTCACTTTGCCATCTGCCACATCCACGCGCATCGGAGGCTCTTTCTCTGCAAGCTGTGCAATGAGTTTCTGTATGACTTCAAACTCTGGGCGGTCAGGTTTCTCTTGAGTTCCGGCAATGCCGTTCATCATGTTAATCAGAGCGACTAACGCGCCACCGACCATCGTCATCACAGCAGTGATAGCAGACTCAGTGAGGAAGTAGGACGAGCCAACACCGATAAGCACAATAGCTGTGATATACATCAGACCGTACTGGCCGATTGCTTTGCCAGCGACTTCTTTTGCGGATTCGCAGCGTTCGGGATTCTCGTTGCTCATTGCTGTCCTCCATCTCCACCACCAAACTTAGCCCACGCACCAAAGGTCAGCAAGCCGAGCACAAACATCGTCCCTGCACGGGCAACTGTCTGCCAGACGGTCTTCTTGATGCCGCGCCAGTCGGTAATTAAAGAGCGAAGGTCTCGAACGTCATTACCGGCGTCATCATCGTGCAGCCCAACTTCCTTGAGAACGGATTTCATTTCTTCCCGCACGATTGTGCGTAGGGCTATCTCGTCGATGAGCATGGTTACTCCGGAGCTTTATTAATCGTTGCCGAGTCAATAACTACGGACGGGTCTACCCATTTTGGGTTTAACGTCCACGCGCCGTCATAGAGATACTTGCAGCCTCGCCAATCTTCCGGTGGCGTTACGTTTTCTATAAGGACAGCATTGGTGCTGTTTAAATCCATAATAAAAAAGTTCGGGGCATTTGTTTGCGTTTCTGTCAAAACAATGGGGGCGGAGTCTTCCCAAATATATTTACTTTCTTTAGTTTCTGTGAGTATAAGCGTTTTCATAATTTACCCTTTAATCAAAAGTTTGGTCGGACTAAGCGCAAGACCGGCATAGGGAAAAGACGTTGTGTACGACATTAGTGATCCAGCCGGATTAACGCTGTAAGTTTTTCCAGCAGTCAGCCCAGACTGAGCATCATCTATAGCGCCAACAGTTTGAATTGTTGCCAGCGCCCCTGCTCCATAATTTGCAGATGAGATACCAAGAAAATTTGTAGATGTTAGAGTTGTACTGTATGCAGTAGTTGCGGAAAAGGTGTATGGTTGACCAGAACTCGTACCTCCTACTTGTAATATCTGGAGTGTTGTAGAGTTATAAAATATATTTCCATTGTAGTCATATGTAGCACTGTAAGAGCTGACTGCGAAAGTAGTACCGGATACTGTGACTTTTGCGCTTACGCCGTAACCTACTTTTATGTATATATCTCCTCCAATTGGATAACAAACTAACGACACCGTTGATCCGTAAGGGTCACTAATAATAGTAAGTGGCGTACCATAAGTCATAGTATTGCCCGAAACTGTAATTACAATTCCCCAAATAACACTGGATTTTCTATACACGGCAAAATACTTATTAGCTGTGTCTGTTGCCACAATCCCCACATTCCCACTAGAATTAACATTTTCAAATGTGGTGGATTGTTGTAGCGTTGGTGTATTGCCTGACACTGTATACAATTTGGCATTAGGCCAATAATCATAGTAGGAATTTGATGCGAGAATTAGTTGCGAACCAGTGGCGTTAAAAACTATTCCCGCATAATTTGATCCAGAATATGAGGCATCAACAAGTTGAGCTGATCCCCAAGTGTTATACGGATAGGCGGTTTGTATATTTCCTATTTTAAAGTAATTTACACCATAGGTACCATCATAGTAATAGAAAGCTATTTTGCCTGTTGCTGCTGATACTCCAAGTGAATTTTGCCCACCAGCAAAAGCCACACCTGTTGCTGAATACCCAGTACTGGCAAAAGAAAATGTTGAAGCCCCTGACGTAGTCCTTACCATCATTAAACTAGCATAGCCACTGTAGTTTGCAATAACACAACAGGTATTAGTAGTTACATCATAGACTGCATTTGACAAAGACGTAGTATTTTGACTATTAATAACCCCCGCAGTACCAAAGGTAATAGTTGAGCCGCTGATAGTTCCAACAACAGCGTATGTATAGTAATTTGTATTATCTGCATAAAAAACTACAACACGATCATCTGTAGAGCTGTATGTTCCTGCGGGACTATTTGCGCTGGCATAAATAGTTGGACTCGCTGTAATACTTTGATTTATTACAGTTGAAGCTGCTGCACTCACAGCAGCTACAACACTAACAGTCCCATCGCTATTAAGGATTACTTTACTGCCATCACTTAACTTTCCTGATGCTGTAGCTGTAACACTACCTGCCGTTGGTGTCGGACTATAATTAAATGATGATGGCATCTTAGTACGCTCCACCGAAGGCAGTTACTTGCAAAGCAGTGCCAGCAGAAGTTGTTGTTACTGTGGTGCTTGCATACAAAGCAAATGCAGCAGGCAAAACAAGGGGCTGTGTGAAGTTAATCGTAGTGGTGAATGCGGCAGTAGTTGTAGATGGGGTCACTGCTGTCACTGCAATTTCTTGTATTAAAAACGCAGTCGTGCCGTCCCACATCCAAATGCCAACAATGTTAGCAGCGTTAGCTGTCGATATGCTTGTGCCCACAGCGTTGACTTGAATAGCGTCGATTCTCAAGCCATTAGTCGATGCAGGGACAAAGGCTGTGATATTAGCCCCTGCCAGAGACGCAGTAGCAGTAGGTGCGCGAGTAGTACACGCTGTCTGAGCCGCTAACGTAAGTGTTTTAGCGTAAGGTGTTTGTGCAAAGATCGGGGTTGCTGTAACGGCCATGATTAAAACCCTCCAAAGTTAAGTGCTGTATATATGATTGCGCCTGCTGGAGCGCCTCCCGAGGCAACCACTGCCACCCCGCTTGCTTTTATGTAACTCACGCAGTAAACCGTAGTCCCATCGCTTTCGTAAATAGCCCTATCACCCGCTGCCGTTATTATGTCAGCAGCACCCGGTAAGTTGTTAGTAGTGGCGTTATGCGTCAGCGTCAGGATGCCGTCAAAGATCACCGTTCTAGGCCCACGGGTCAGGGTGACAGCAGTGATTGCTGTTGTGCCTGTAATGTGAACTCGGTTGCCTGTGGCAGTGTTGAGGTTGATCGTAGAGGCAGAAGCTATTGCTGTGCCGGTCGCCCATTCCTGCGCGGCTGTAAATGTGTTGGCTCCAAGGATAGCGGCAGTTCCAACAACACCAGCAGCAGGCAGACCTGTTGCGTTGGTTAACGTTCCGCTTGCTGGAGTGCCAAGAACAGGAGCAGTCAGGACAGGGGCAGTCAGCGTCTTGTTGGTCATCGTCGTCGTGCTAGTCGCCGTTACGATGTTAGTCGGGGTGATAATTCCAGATAGGGTTGTCATGTTTTACTCCGGCTTTACAGGGTAAGTAATTGTCCACGGAAAGCCTGCTTGAGCAGGGACATCTCTAAGAGCCTGACGGTATGTAGCCCACTGCGCTGATACAGGAGTGCCAGTCTCAAACGCTTTGATGGCTACCCAGTCGCACTCGGCAAGTAGAGTATCTCGGCTGGCTCTAACGCTCTTGGCCTGCTCAGTATCTTTCTGCGCCTTGTAAGCCGCTTCCTGTTCTGCCGCTGTAGTCTCGCCGTCAGTAAACACAGGGCCGAGAATATACTTGGTGTACCACTTGCCATCAGACTGCTGCTCTACGCCGTCACGCTGGGAGTATTGATACACAGTCCCGCCCGTTGCTTGTGGGCCTTCAAACACTGCGTCAGAATCAAACCTATCGTATATGTCGGCGGTCATTGCGCTAATAGACTTTGCGTAAGTCGTTGCTACCCACTTGATCCATTCGTGCTCTAGCAGCACCTGACCTGTTGCTCTAATTCTGATCTGCATAATTACCTCTACGCGATTGCCAAGTAAGACCAGCCAGACTTATTATGACGGCATCGCCATTGGATAGTTTCTGCTGGAACGTTTAACTCTTTTGATGCTTCTGTTGTAGAGCCAAAAATACCAAAAGGACAAATTACAGTTTTTGCTCGGTAGTTGTTTGAGCCACCAACAGCAATAGAAATTTTGACTTTTACTTCTGGTCTGTGCATCGGGTTTTTGTCCCCAGCAGACCAAGGATGAGGCTGACCCTTGTTGAATGCAGATATTTTATTTCTTGTGGAGATAGTCATTTCTTTCCCCAAATTACCATCTCTAACATTTTCTTGTGTAGTGCCACAAAAAACATTGTCAAGAGAGTAATACCCAATATCGCCATACCTACACATTACATATTGCCCCTTCAATTTTCCACGCTGCTCCCATTTACCAGTTGCAATCCACCAATCTTTCCATTCCTCGAATGTGAATAGAAACTCAACACCACGCATTTTTGCGTTGCTTTTTTGTTGGTTATAGCGTTTGCGGAATAGGTCTTGAATCATGCTCAGCTCACCGCCAAGAAAATGTAGGTTGCTGAAGTCACGTTCACGTTTGTGGCTGCAAGTTGATTCACGATGAACCCGCTGTTGTCGGTGTCCACGCTGTCGTCTGTGGTGACTTCAGCTGCTGTGGTGTTCAGGCTTAGATGCGGGTCGTTACCAGCTACGATACCTCTAGCCGAGTCCCAGACGTACCAATCACCCGTTGAGTCAGTGCGCTTAATAAGAACAAACCTTGACCCTGCGGTAAAGCCACACGCAATGGTCTGACTTGAGCCGTTGCCGGTGTAGCTGCCGACTTTGCTGACTCCAGCACAGGTAGCAAAGAGATAGGCAACGTAACTATTTGTTGAGCCGTTTACTTCATCATCATTCGAGACGCTAAATACAGCACTGGTTGGATTTGTATTATTCCACGGGATTGTTCCACCATTAACTGCCGCCGATGTGGTATTTACATTGAGATAATACGCAGGCGTTAAAGGGGATGCATATACCCACCAACCTCTGTTTGTGCCGCCAAATCGTTTTTTTACAATAATTAACTCAGGCACAGCACTTAGATTGTGGCTGAAAGTCGTAGCACTGCCCGTCCCCGTATAGCAAACCTCATCAAAGAAGCCGGGGGCGCGTCCAAAGAAATGATTAATATAATTATATCCACTCTGATTAACAGGAGTGTCTGTTCCAACAGTTATTCCATCTTGATTAATAGCCGTTACTTCATTTGCATAAGTGCTTTCTGCCTGTGTAATTGCTGGAAACATTGGCCTTGTTGCCCCGCGCAATCTATCTTGCCAAATAAATCCACTACTTGTGTCTCTTGCACAAACAGAAATTAAATCAGGAACAAACCCCGCTCCAGTAAAAGTTGTGCTTGTGCTGTTTCCAGCTCTTGTAATCCCGTTATAAACACTAGTCCCCACTGTAGGCACTTTCATCGGGCCACGGCGTATGGCTATGTAGATGTAGTCGCCGTTGAAGTTATTGGTAAAGCCTGTAGAAGTTATGTTTGCAAACCCTGCGTACCCCGTTGGTTCAGCATCAGCAGTATTTGCTAACAAAGGGTTATCGTTCTGTGGTGCTGCGGGCCATCCACGCATATTGTCGTCGATGTACCAGTTGCCAGTGGTGTCCGTACGCTTGGCAAGAATCCATTGTGGCTCATATCCAAGATTTACTGTTGCGCCACCGCCACTAAACGAC